GTCACCATGCAGATTCACTTAGGCAAGCATATGCTTGGACAGACCGACAAACCAGACGACAACCCATCGAAAACTGATGACGTGCTTACAGGAATCCGAGACATTCAGCAGGATCGAGACCCGTCGTCGGAAACTCAAGAGAATCGGTAATCTCTTTGGTGTTCACATTGCTTCCGAGTCGGTCTGTTCTGGGCACTGTGCTCCGCTCGACTTCGTTTATGACTGGTGCTACCAACGCCCGTCGCTTTCAGTCATTCTCGGCCCTCGCGGTGGCGGAAAGAGCTATCTTGCGGCGTTCGGAACCCTGTGGGACTCACTCAAATACGATCGCCACGGGACGCGAATTCTTGGCGGCTCCAAGGCCCAATCCCAACAGATTTATGAGGCGATCGTCGGTTTCTCAATGACAGCGACCGGCCAGCGTGTGTTTCAGACGGTGAACAAGGAAAGCGCTCGCTGCATCAGCGGCTCCGATATCAGCATGCTCGCAGCCAGTTCTACCTCCGTCCGTGGCCCGCACGTCCCATCGCTCAAACTCGATGAGATCGACGAAATCGACCCCGACATCCGCGAGGCCGCGATGGGCATGTGCATGGAACGCCTGGGCGTTTCTGCCTCCGTCGCGATGATGAGCACATGGCATCGGCTGGGTGGACCGATGGGTGACTTGATCGAGCGCGGGCAGGCTGGCGAGTTCCCTTACTATCACTTCTGCGCGTTCGATATCCTCGAAAGGTGCCCTGAGTCCCGGAGCGGTCCCAACCTCGAGAATTGCCCAGCGTGCCCGCTCGTGAAATGGTGCCACGACACGACGAACCCGCTCCCCAAGGCCAAGCGATCGAACGGGCACTACGCGATCGACAGCCTGATTCAGAAAGTCAAGGGCGTCTCACTTCGGGTGTTTGAGGCCGACTATCTCTGCCTCGGTCCGAAGGCGGACGGTCTGTGGTTCGGCCAGTTTGACGAGGCCCGGCACGTTGCGATCGACGCGGAATACGACCCATCCTTGCCCGTGCATATCGCGATTGACTCGGGGGTCTACACGGGCGCCGTGCTCTATCAGGTGGTCCGTCGGCCGTGGGCCTTGAATCGGTTCAACGTGTTCGGCGATTACCTTAGTTACGATCTGTCGGCCGAAGCCAACGCGCGTGCGATCCTGGCACTCGCTCAGACTCTCTGTCATGGGCGGCTCGATCGACGGTGGACGGATCCCGCTGGCGGTTCACGCAACCCTGTCGGACCTACGGTCATGCAAGAGTACGCCCGCTGCGGCCTGCCTCTTGTGGGCTGGCCTGTCGGCTCTGTGGCCGATGGTCTGGCCGTGGTCGAAAGCTCCCTCCGCGCGGCTGACGACTCGCAACGGCTTTACATCCACCCGCGATGTAAAGACCTCGTGCGCGGGTTCAAAGGCTACCGCCGCGCGAAGCGGAATAACCAGTGGGTAGACTGGCCGGAAGATCCGCAGCACCCGTTCGAGGATCTGATTGATGCACTCCGCGGCGGCATGGTCGCCGATGATCCGACACAGCCGGGGCGACCTCAGGTCACGGCTGGCAAGCGCGCTGTTCGCGCCCTCCCGGGGATGATCCCGTAACCGATGGACGTTGCCCCCTTCTCATTCGGCTCACTCTTCATCGGCCTCGGGTTCGGCATCCCCGTGCCCACCGGGAAGCCGGTCCCGACCGATCCCAAGCAAGAGTACGTGGCGGGCGGGTACGGCTTCCTCCAGAAAAATATCCCGCAGATCCTGCCGTGGATGGTGGACGATGTCACACGGGAGTATGGCCCCGAGGTCTACGACGCCGTTAACACGGACAGCATGGCGGGCGGGACGTTCCGGCTCCTGAAGATGCAAGTTCTTTCAAGTGAGATCACACTCAGGCCCTCGCACGAGCCCGGCCCCGATCGCAAGACGGAGGTCAAGGAAAAGCCTGAGAGCATGTCGAGTGATGAGAGTATGGCCGAGGAGATTTGCGATTTCTGCCAGTATTGCCAGGACTGTTGCGAGACCCCGCTCAAGACGGTTTTCAGTGAGATGCTGGACGCCATGCGGGCAGGGAACAAACTGGCCGAGAAACTCGCCGAACCGGCTCAAGACGACAGCGATTACGCGGGCAAGATCGTACTGAAGGACATCAAGTGCAAGCCCCGCTGGACGTGGATGTTTGTGGCGGACGTGTACCTGACGCTGATCGGAATTCTAGTCTACGATCCGCAAAAGGGCGGTTTCATCATTATCCCGCGCGATAAGGTTTTTCTGCTCAGTTGGCAAATGGAAAACAACGACCCGCGCGGCACGTCGCTCTATCGCACGGCGTACACACCCTGGAACCTCAAGCGACAGCTCTACCCCGAATACTATGCACACCTGAAGCAGTTCGCATCGCCCGTCGTCAGTGGAACGACGGGCGAGAACGCCGAATCGGTGCAGTACCCGGCCGTCGACAAGGATGGGAAACCGATCCCCGGAGCGGCTCGTGAAACAGCCGAGCAAGCGCTCCTGAAAGTCATCGAACAGGCATGGGCGAACGGATCGGCCATCGCTTCCCCATTCGGTACGGTGATCACCCCACACTGGCCGCAAGGCAATGGCGAGACGTTCCTGAAAGCCTTTGACTTCCTCAACCACGAAATCGCGTTCGGAATTCTCGGGTCTACGCGCGACACGATGGAAGCGAAGCACGGCAGCAAGGCCGATAGCGAGACCGCTCAAGACAAGGTGACGAACCTGATCAAGTCGGCCCGCGAGATGGTGGAGAACACGTATCGCAAGGATGTCCTCCACTGGCTTGTCGAGATGAACTATGGCCGCGCGGTCGCCGACAAATACACGCCGTTTGTGTCGCTCGGGGACGTGGAGCATCAGGACGTTGTGGCCCTGATGCAAGGCGTCGCGGCCCTCCTGAAAGCGGGCGGCATCGATAAGGTTTCGCAGATGCCCGCGATTCATTCCATGCTCGACCTGCCACCCTCAGCCCCTGGCGCTTTCGAGCGAATGGAGGCGCGTGAGGACGCACAGGTGGAGGCGCAGACGACGAAGGCCGAAGCCGCAGCGAATCCGCCCGCGCCGTCTGCCAACGGCAAGCCCAAACCGAAAGCGGTGCTGGCATGAACAAAGCCCTCGATTACCTCCTGTCGCGTCCCTTGCTCGCCACCCAGGCGGCCGTGGATGCCGCCGAAGCGATCGTCTTACGACTGGATATCCAGCAGGTCAAGGCGCGCGAAGGCCGACCGATGGACGGCACGGGCGAACGTGTCGAGCGCAGGGGCTCTGTGGCGGTAATCGACTTGATCGGTCCCATGTTCCGATATGCCGACTGGTTTGTGGATCTCTGCGGCGGGGTGACAGTCGAGGCGCTGTCACGGGACCTGGCAACGGCACTTGACGACCCCGCCGTGTCTTCCATCGTCATGCACTTCGATACGCCCGGTGGCGAAGCGGCCGGTATCGGCGAACTGGCCGACATGATCCGGTCCGGAAGCACTCGCAAGCCGATCGTGGCCTACGTGTCCAACGAAGCATGCTCCGCTGGTTACTGGCTTGCGTCGGCATGCTCGGAAATCGTCGTCGCTTCATCGGCTCGGCTCGGCTCGATCGGAACCGTGATGGGCTACACGGAGAAGGCCCCGAACGCTGGTGAGAAGCGGTACAAATGGGTCTCGTCTCAATCCCCCTTAAAGCATGCCGACCCGTCCAGCGAATCGGGCAACGCCGAAGCGCAAAAGATCGTGGACGAGATGACGGATGTCTTCCTGGGCGCCGTGGCCGAGTATCGCGACACGACACCCGAACGGGTCGCATCCGACTTCGGCCGCGGCGGAACGTTGCTCGGTCAGAAGGCAATCGACGCCGGCATGGCCGATCGGCTCGGGTCGTTCGAATCCCTCGTTACCGAACTCAATGAAGCCGCCCGTGACAACACAATGTCACGCTACGGAGCCGCCGTCGGTGCGGCTGTTGATCCTGTCACCATTACCTCGCAAGAGGAGGAAGAAACCGTGAACTGGAAAGATATCAAAAAGTGGATGGGGCACGGGATGCCCGACGAATTCGACCCGGCCACGGCTGGCGAGCCACCTTTGCGGGAAGCCGCAACCGCGACACTGAAGCCCGCTACGATCGACCTGGGCAACTCCCCGGAGATCGTGGCGATGAAGGCCGAGCTTGCGGCCCTGCAAGCGTCCAAGAAGCGGGCCGATGACGAGCGGATTGACGCGCTGGCCACCGCGTTCGTTCAGAACGAATTCATGGCGGGTCGCGTGCTCCCGGCCGAGACGACCGCACTCAAGGCCACGTTCGTCCAGTGCGCGCAGGATGATGCCGCTTCACCGCTGGCCACGGGCTCGCGAGTCCAGAACCTGAAAGACTTGACGAGCGCCCGGCCGAAGCATTCGCTGTTTCAAGAGCAGATCACGGCCGAGCAACTTCCCGACGGCTTTCGTCTGATCGGCCAGCACCTTCCGCCCGCCATCCCCGATCCGTCCAATCCCATGACGGACGAACAGATCAACGCCATGCTCGCCAAGCTCCCGGCCGGCATGCAACTCCTGGAGTGGGAGAAATCACGCAAGATCGGCTGATCCGCGTCCTGTCCCTTCATCACATCTCTTTATGAGGAGATAACATACAATGCCTGGTTCTGCTCTCGACGCCGTTGTCAACCGCTTCACAGGAAAGCGCCTGGTCACGTGCTACCCGTGCCCAAATGCTCGCAAGATCAACGCCAACTTTGGGCCGAACCTCACGATCGCATCGGGCACCGTGGTAGGGCAAGCGGCCTCGGTCTCGGTCAACGATGTTCAGACGATGACCTTGACCGGAACTCCCACGGGCGGCACGTTCACGATTACCGTGACCCCGTACGGCAACCCGCTGACGACGGCCGCGCTGGCTTACAACGCCACGGCGGCGCAGATCCAGGCCGCGCTGGTGGCGATCCTGGGAACCGGCAACGTGACCGTGACGGGAACGACCGGACCCGGAACGGCGCAGACGATCACGTTTGTCGGCGCGTTGAAGGCCATGACCATCCCGCCAATGACCGTGAGCGTCGCAGCTCTGACGGGTGGCACACCGGCCTATACGATGGTCCATACGACGCCAGGCGTTAGCCCAAACGGCTACATCGTCTATGCGGGCACGGCGCTCGTGGGGCTCGGGTTCCTCGAATACGACATCGTCACCGACGCCGCGGGCAACGTATTCCTGGGAAGCCAGGCCAGCATGCCGCACGGGGAATCGCAGACCTACGCCCCGGTCTATATCTCGGGCGACTTCGACACGCGCGACCTGACCGGATTTGACGCCACGGCGCTGGCCGCGATGTTCGGCAATCTGCTGAATGGCACCGTTACCGCGGGCGTCGTTCACATCCCCTGATCTTCGCTTCGTTCCGCTTCACTCGATCCGCCGACCACGGCGAAAGGATAACGTCTCATGGCAACATTCCCTTATGGGACCAGCGCCGATATCATGAAAATCGCGCAGCGGTTCCTTCCGCAACTCGAACTTTCGCGCCCCTTGGCCTCGATCCTCCCTGTGCGCACCATCAACGAATCGGTCCTCAAGATCGAGCAGCGCGACAACTACCAGGGGCTCATGGCGGCGCGCGGTTACAACGGACCGCCGCAGAAGATCAACGCCGTCGGCATCAATCAGACCCTGATGAAGCCCGGCGTTTACGGCGGGTACTCAGAGATCGATGAAGAGGAGATCACGACCCGCCGCGAGGAGGGGACGTTCGGCACGCCGATGGACATGAGCAGCATGGTCGTCGAGCGCACGATCCAAGTCACGGACGCCGAAGTGCGTACCCGCGAGTATCTGGGCTGGCAGATCCTGGCGACCGGCAGCTACACCAGTTTCGATATCAAGGGCGCGCTGATCGACATTCAGTCGTTCACCAATCGCGTCTACACCGCGACCGTGGCATGGGCCACAACGGCGACCGCAACCCCGCTGGCCGATTGGAACGCGGTCGGGCTCTTGCATCGTGGCTACAGCGTGCGTTTCGACGCATCGGCCACGGGCTACATGAACATGGGAACGGCCAATTCCCAGCGTATGAACACCAACGCCGCGGACCTGGGCGGCAAGCGTCGCGACATAGGCGCGACGTTCAACACGCTGGCGAACATCAACCAATTGCTCCTGGAAAACGACCTCCCCAAGTCGGAAACCTATGACGAGGGGTACTACGATTCGTCGGGCGTCTTCCACACGTACATCCCGGACGCCACCGTGGTGGTCAAGGGGACGCGGATCGGCAACAGCACGATCGGCGAGTGGCTGTTTACGAAGAACGCCAACGCCGGCGAAGGCAGCCCCCCGGGCGTCTACATGCACGTGTTCGACAACATCACCCGCGCCGTGCCCCGCTGCATTCAGGTCCATCGCGGTTTCAACGGCGGCGTGAATATCTTCTACCCGTCAGCCATCCCCGTTATGAAGGTCTGAGCCCATGTCCGTTGACGTTCTGACCGAGAAGAAAACCCGGCCGTCGAAGGTGTACGTCGTGCTTTCGGACTGCCTGGGAACCCATCAACGACCGGACGCGCCCGAACTCATGGCCAAGTACCGGGGCGACCACGTCACCACGGAAGAACTCGGCCCGCATTGCGACGTGGAACGGCTTTTGAGGCTCCGCGCCATCACGCCTCTGATTGCCGAAATGGCCGATCCGACGTTCCAACTGCCGCCCATCAACGAGCGGAACAAGTACACTGAGCACCTGTTCCCGAATCGCGGCACTCCGGAGCCGCCCCCGGCTTCGATCAACGAGGCAACCAACACCAAGCCCGGCGGCCCACCTGCCAACGGCAGCGCGTTTCAACGGGTCTCGTAATGGATTTCCGCGAACTCAACCGGCTGGCCAAGGTGGGTAGGCAGGCGGTCCGGAAGTCCATCACGGAACTCGCCAAGACACGCGACGAACAGGTCAGCGAGTTCCTGACCAAAGCCGATTGGGACCCGGCCCGGCACGTCCTCTGGAGTATCACGGCGCCCCACGCCTTCGCGAAGCCACTGGAGGCTTACCGCGAAGTAGTCATCATTATTCCCAAGCGCGACGAGGCGCTTTACCAGGGGCGAACGGTGGACCCGAAGTTAATGGACGAACTGACCCACCGCTACCCCAGCGTACAGATCGTGGCGCATCCGGTGCTCATGACGAAGATCCTCACGAAATGAGCCTATGGCCAGCCTGACACGAGCCGACATCGAAAGTCAGACCGTCGCGCGCATCGGGAAACTGATGACGCTCGTGGGACTGGACGGGGTCACGAAAGACGGCACGAATGCCGATCTGAATGACCCGATCCGGCGCTCCGTGCGGTTCTCGGGCTACAGCGTCACCGACCCGGCACTGATTCAGGACGTTGACCTGGTGCCGATTGTGGATCTTGAAGTGGAGCGGGTTTACGACCTCACGGAACTCCGAACCCTGGAGACGATATGGAGCAACTGGTCTTACGTTGACATGAAAGCATCTCTGCAAGAGCAGAAATTAAGCCAACTCACGGACCGGATCGAGAAGCGAATCGAGTTTCTCACCGAACGGGTCCGCCAGCCTTACGGTCTGAACGTGGGCGCTCCTGCGGGCGGACGTATCACGCACGGGCGGCGCGATCGCTGGGGACGCGGTTGCGGATTCCCCGGAAGCGTTCAGGACTTCCCGCGCGGGTTTAACTCCGGTTGGTACGACGTAACCTGCCCCAACGCCTACTGGGGCTTTTACTGGTGATCGCCTTCCCGCCTTTTTTCTTCCCGGACACGATCGTCTGGCAACCGCCCGACGATGGCTCGGAAGTGCATGGCGACCCGATCTTGCCGAACACCGGAACGCCAATCACTCAGGCATGCTTTGTCGAGCCCGTTACCAATCAACCCGCGATGATCGCAGAGCATCGGCTTCCCGAATCGTCGAAGCTCTACAACATCCACACGGCCACCGATCCGGCCGTGGGCGTCCACTGGCTTGGAACGTGGCAAGGCAAAGCCTTGCGGGCACTGGAGCCCGCGGAACGGCATTCTAATGTGTTCTTTCGGACCGTCTGTTTGCTTGTGACCTAATGGCTCTCCGCAACACCCATACCGGCACGCCTCAGTCGCCGCGGGTTCGGTCCACCCTCAGTTCGTTCTTCAACGGGGCAACCTCGGGCTGTATTTACTTCCCGATCAAGCTCACGACCGCAACGAACGTCACGACGCTCATTCTCGTGTCGGCGGCGGACGTTTCTTTCACTTACCCGATCAGTTTCGGGATCACGCAAGGCGGCATGTTCGCGCAGTGCGAAGGACCGACGACACAGGCACGGCCGCAGCTTAATCAACTATTTAATGATGGCTTATGGAACACGGCCGCGGTACGTGTCGTGGCCGGTGGCCTTGCGGAACTGTATATCGGCGGTGCCCGGGTCGCGACGGGCTCTTTCCCTGACGCGACGATGCTCTTGGCGGACGCGCGGATCTACGTTGGTCACGACGACGAGGGCGGGGAAGTCGCTGACAACGTTGTTGTGAGCTACGGCGGTCTCTATTGCTGGCGGAACACGATCCCGACCGGTGCGCAGATCAATGATTTGACGCTCGGCAATATCACGCCTCAGTCGATCGGCTCGGCTCCGAATCGGCTGCGGTGGGACTTCCAACAGATCCTACCGGGCTCGCCTCAGACGGTGGTGAATGGCGACGCGGGCCTTATCGATGCCGACAACGCGGTGGCCCTGCTCAATGACGGCTCGGGCGGTCTCGCTCAGTGGACCAATGATGTTTACGTCTACACCCCGAACTTCATCCCCGACGCGGCAACCGTGTGGGTCGGCACCGGCGATAGCACCGGGAGCACGATCCAGTTCGGCTTCAAGGATCACGCGGGCCTTCCGGTAACGCCGTTCGACGGGGTCAGCCCCGCGATCACGGCCCCCTCGATCCGGATCAACGGCGGGTCTCCGATCTATCTCACGGACGACGGCACGAGCACGAGCGACCGGCCGCTCGGTCAGATTGTCGGGCAGAAAGCGATTTTCCGGGCACCGGTCATCCTCAGCACCGACACGGTTACGGTAACGATTCCTTATGGCCTCTACAGCAACGCCCTGGGGATCGTGAATCAGGCGACGACGATCACGGCCATTAACTATGTGGGACGGCCGACGCCTCAATTCGATGGCACGGTGGCAGCGGGTGGCCCGATCATCGGGATTTGCTCGACGGGCGTTGGCCCGGCAACGGCGGTGATGTATCAGGCCAATCAGCTTGGCAATTCCAACATCCCCGAGAACAAACCCGGCTTTTGGTACGAGGCGGGCAACGGCAACGGCGTGGTGACGCTCGATGTTAATGGCAATCCAACCGGTATGACCGGAGCGACCGCGGGCGGGATTTATGAATGCCAGTGCGGCAGTTCCAACACACAAGGCAACGAGGCGGACTCGTACTACCTGCTTTGGCAAGGTTCCAATGATGCCACAATCATCGATGCTGACAGCGCTGGAGGTGTCACAGGCGGCGGAACTGTCACTACGCTCGGATCAGTACATCGTCGGATCTACACTGTCAGGCAGGGGACCGGTCTACTCGTTCACCTTACTGGTCCCGCGACCAATGTGTGCCTCGCAAGATCGATTGATATCGATGGCACCGGCTATGCTCCACAAGGATTAGCCTCGAATGGTTGGGCCGATCGGTATCGAGGCTATATCAAGACATTCCGAGACCTTGCGGCCAATAATTGCATGTCGCGGTCGTTCGCTGACCGGACGGCGGACAGGTATCGCTCGGCCTGGTTGCTGAAAGTCCAGGCCACCATCACGAGTTTCACGCCATTCACGCCGACCCCTTTGGGACCGACCGGCACCTACTTCTCTTACATCGGCACTATTAACGCTTACCGATGCGTCACAAGCGCCCCGCACGGATTCGTGACAGGTCAGATTCTCAACATTCAGGGTACCGGCGGAACGTACAACTTCGGCGGTCTCGACGGTGTCAACCCGACGCCGATTGTTGTGGATAGTGCGACATCATTCTATTTGAATTACAACATCGTCGCGATCCCCACGAACCCTGGCGGGACGGCCACGGCCTGGAGTTCATACGACCCCAACGCTCCCCTGTCCGGTTACATCGGCGACATCCCCTACGATGACATCGCCGCGCGTTGCAACCTCGCGGGGATGAACCTGCACTGGTGCTCGCGGGTTCTCTTCAGTGATCAGGACAT